TACCGTATACGATGCCCCACAGTATGAGGGTAATTATGTACTAAACTTCGAATCAAGCTGCTTTGCGACATATGGAAAAGATGGAAGAGAGAGGATAATAGAAGATGCTCTAGGCATATGGAACAAGATAGAAGGAACTCCAAGGCGTTTTGTAAGAGGCGATGACATAGGTTTTGAAATAGATATTGATAACTACAAGGATCACACTTGGGATGCTAGCTCAATGCCATCAGGTTACACATCTATCCCATTTTTTAACAGCAATCCTAAGAAAACAAGAAAGTATAATCCTGTGATCTGTGACGCGACAGGGGATATTATAGATGCTTTATATGGGGCACGTTACAGCTCAACAATTATGGGCGCTGCCGGATCTCCAAAAAGAGGTGTATACGATTTTTTCAATGTCCTGATAAATGAAAGTTTATTCAATGGCAACCAAGCAATTGAGAGTGAGTATAATTTCATATTTGATGAGTTAGCTATGACAAATCTACTTGCTCACGAATTAGGCCATGTAATTGGCATTAGGCATCTTGATGGTGATGATGGGGAAGATTACCCATTGATGTATCACCTTAATTTACGCGAGGCTCTGGGGCTATCTGATGTTGATTTAAAGGAACACCAAAGGATCGTTAAAGGCAATTGGTCTGGTGTTTCATCTCAGCATGAAAGAGTTAGCTTTGAGGCCGTTGTGTACAATGGGGGTAAGTATGTAAGTGGTGAAAATGGAAGACTTGAGCTTGATGTAGATGTTTTTACCAAAATTGAACTAAAGATGAAGGTTGCTCCTGAGCATGTTGGCAAGGAAGCAATAAAGTTAGTCGCTGCTCACCTAGAAGATCAGTGGTTTTTGTATTCTGATGGTAGTTGGTCCGAGTTTGATGATGGTGATTTACTCATTGGGAGCAAAAAGGTTCTAACGACGACAGAATCGACAGTAATTTTTAAGGATAATTACCCATACGGTGGCGAGATTAAGCTTCTTTGGGGCTATATGATCGGTGGTAAGATCTATTTTAATGACAGAGTTACAACTTTTTTGAATTAATTCTAACTTTTTGGAAGTTAACGGCCGATAACTACCTATAAGGAGGTGATGTATGAAATATTTACTGATAGCAATAATGATAATTGTTGGGTGTAAGATGATTCCCATTGAATCGGAAGTTAAAACCATCGAGGGGGTTAATCTTCAAATAGAAGTTAATAGGGAGCATGTTGGCCGTGATGCTATTTTGATTGTCTTAGCTGAGGTTGAGGATCAGCAGTATATCTACAGCAACGAGGCTTGGCTGCCATTTGAGGAGAATGACAGCTATATAGGTATCAATGTCACCCTAGAGAGTGATGAGGCTATTTACATTCACAGAGACAACCTACCTTATGCTTCTGAGGTTGTTTTGCACTATGGATATTATTTGGATGATTGGCCGTTTATTGGTGATAGATTAATACTTAAGTTTTAACTAGGGGGTAATGTGGGAGATAGACGTGTTGTTTGTTGGTTTTCGTGCGGCATAACTTCTGCTGTTGCAACTAAGATAGCAATCAAGAAATATAAGGGGAAAAACCCTATTCATATTATTTATACAGATACCTCTAGCGAACATCAGGATAATGTTAGATTCCTTAAGGATTGTGAAGCTTGGTTCGATCATGAAATTACTATTTTACACTCAGAAAAATACAAAGACATGTGGGACGTCTTTAACAAGGGTTGGTTGGTCGGTGTTCATGGGGCCATGTGTACAACGGAACTAAAGAAAAAACTAAGGCATGATTTCCAGCGTGTTGATGATATTCAGGTTTTTGGGTATGACGCTAGTGAAGCCAATAGAATTGAAAGATTTAGAAATAACAATCCAGAAATAACGCTAGAAACCCCATTATTCGACAAGCAAATGACCAAGGGCGATTGTCATGCGCTGCTAAAAATGGCCGGAATAAAAAAACCATTTATGTATTCGCTTGGATACAAGAACAATAATTGCATCGGTTGCGTGAAGGGTGGAGGAGGGTATTGGAACAAGATAAGAATCGATTTCCCCGATATCTTCAAGAAGATGGCAGAGCTGGAAAGAAAACTAGACGTATCAATAAATAAAACTTACGCAGGTGATGGAAAAAGAAAACGGCTGTTTCTTGATGAAATGCCATCTGATTTTGGAAATTACAAAGAAGAGCCAAATATAGATTGTGGTTTATTGTGCCAAATAGAATTACAAGACTTGGATTAACCGCACCTTACAAAATAACCTAAAGTTTCACCGCACATCATCCGAGTATTAATATAAGTGGACAGCTAAGATCCATATTAATAAGGAGGTGCGCGGTGAACGGTTTTCAAGCAAATCAAGCAATTGATTTCGTGCGGTCATTAGATGGGAAATTTGATTTTATAACCGTGATAAATCAAATTTTTGATTATATCCAAAAGAACATAGATGATTTTGTACTAAAGCAAGACAGTGAAAGCGATATAGCCACGATATTATTCTACGATGGTAGCAAGATATTATACAGAGATGATGATATCACCATTCAAAACACACCTAGCTAGCATCTTCCACGCTATTAACAAGCAAGATATTATCTATATAATCTCTGAGTAATTTACTTAGGGATTTTTTTTGGTTCTTAGCCAATATCTTTAGTTGTACCTTTTGTTCTGGTAAAACTCCGATGCTTAAAACCTCTACTTTATCCTCAATTTTCTTTTCTCTTCTACCAACTTTTGCCATATCCCAACCTATTTTCTTAATAATTATTCAAAGCTCTTAGTACCTTATAGCATATACAATTTAATTAATAAAATAATACTTGAATTGATGAAAACGTTTCTTTATATTTCATGTGTTGACATAGTTTAGCATCAAATATCACAGGAGATAGTATGATAAAAGAGGAAGTGATGCCTGAAAAGGGGTTTCTCACAACGGATGAGCTAGCCAGATTATTGAAGGTTACAAAGCGGAGTATTTATAGGTGGGTCAAAGATGGCTATCTAGTAGAACCAATTAAGGTAGCCAATGGTCGGAACTTATGGCCAAGGAAGGAGGTTGAGGAATGGATACTGTCAAAAATGAATTAGTCATAAAATCACCACTTGGGTACGAGATGTCTCCAACAATAGGGAAGTTGTCTCTAGCTCTTTCAAAGGCCCAAGCTCTAATGGAAGCCGCGTCTAGGGATTCCAGCAACCCATTTTATAAATCAAAATATGCTGATCTCGCATCAGTATGGAGAGCTTGTCGAAAGGAGCTAGCAGATAATGAACTCGCAATCACCCAGTTACCTACAGGAAAGCCCCCAACCATCGGGCTTGTTACTATTCTTACTCATAGTTCTAATGAGTTTATTGCTAGCTCTTTCGCTGTTGAAACGAAAAAGCAAGACCCTCAAAGCGTTGGTAGTGCGATTTCTTACCTCAAGAGATATGCCCTTAGTGCTATGGTTGGTATTGCTACTGATGGCGATGATGATGGCAACGCGGCCAGTGGAAAAGGAAATCAACAGCCTGTCAACAACCAAAGACAAGGTAATTACAACCAAAATAATGGAAATCAACAGCAAAAACCCAAGCAGAATCAACAAAAGCAGCAAGTGAAACCATTTGATCTGAACGGGACGATAGCGGCATTTGACACACTTGGGATAACAAAGGGAGATTTGCAGGCGTTCTTGCAAAAGCCTTTGGAAAAGTTGGAAGCCAGTGACATATCAGCCTTAAGGAAATACTACCAAGAAGCCAAGGCGATGGTTGTGAAACCACCAGAATAACAAAATGCCATGTACTACGACAGAGCTACAACAAGACGTATTACATGGCACCTAGTTTTTGAGCTAATACTACTTTCGGGAGAAGTATTAGACTCTTTAATAATTTAATTGTGCGGTGATTGCAATAAATTTTTTATTAAGATATAAAAAACCCGAACAGCGTTGGCAGCTTTGTTCGGGTTTTAGCCACGAGTAAGAACCTTGGAGTTTAAACCCGATTATGAGGCCTTCTTTTTATGCCTCATTGCTGTTCAGCTGTCAATTAACTTATGAGGTAAATGCATGTCAGATAATTCTTGGGTTAAAGTTTACAGGTCGATGATTGAAAGCGATATAGGCGATGATCTATTGTTGCTTGGGTTGTGGTGCAAGATCTTAGTTGAAGCGAAATGGAAGCCAAGAAAGATAAAAATTGGATTGAAACAAGTACAACTTCAGTCTGGAGATGCCTATTATGTAGTCACTGAACTGTCAGATTGTATAAAAATTAAGCGAACAAAATTAAAAAATTTACTGAAATATTTAGAAGAAACCGAACGTATAAAGATCACGAAACAAACACGAGGTATTGTTGTAAGTGTATGTAATTGGGAAATATATCAAGGCAATGCTAATACTACGAACATGAGAAACACACACGACGAACAATGCGCGAACACGACGCGAACACGGACCAACATTGCGCGAACACGACGCGAACACGAGCTTCCGAATACGTCAATGATTTCTAACAACTTACAAGCCCCTAAGAAAGAAAGAAGGGAAGAAGGTAAGAAAGAAAGAAACCACCCACCAGTCCCTCCTACTTTTTCGGATAGGTTTACACCAGAATTTTTTGATGAGATGAGAGCCCAAGATTTCATGTTGTCAGAAAAGGATCTGCTTTGGGCTGTTGACAGAGAAATTGACGGGCGGGTTTTGTTTATTTCTTGTCTCCATTTTTTACATGATTTGAAAGTAGGGGCTTTAGATCACTTGAAAATCAAATCCAATGTTGGCTGGTTTAAGCATTCAATGGCCGAGACAGGAAATTATTATTCTGAAGGGTACGAAAGGAAGCAAAAGAGGAGAAAGGATAAAGAATTGGAATACGTGAGGGAGTTTGATCACGATATACCTTGTGAGGTTGACACAGAGCCGATCGGTGGGGGGTTGGATTGATTTTAGGTGTGTGGGTATTGATTTATTAATTTAAGCCGTGTACGTGCGGTTTTGGAGGAAATGAGAAATGACAATATTTGACTGGGTATTATTATGTATTTCGGTGCCTTGGGCTGCTTTGATGTTAATTGCGTTTGTTGGTGTAGTTCTTGACCCAAGAATGGAAGTTGATCCTAAATTTTTGTTTTACGTCCCGTTTATTATGCTGCTTTTTGTGGCCTATAGGGTTTGGGGGTAAATATGGAAATTGAAGTAATACACCAAACCGCACTAGCAAACCTATGCGTATACGACAAAAGAAGCCCATATTACATTGAGCCTTTATATGACCACACTCTTAGAGATGGTTGCGCGTGCGATAAGTGCTATAGAGGCAATAACAGCCTATCTTTAATAATCCTAGCGATGCTTGATGTTGTGGAGGCAACCAAGAGCACCTTTGAAAGACAGACAGATTACCAAGCTAGATGGGCTATGGAAGATATTGGAAAAGCTTTAAACAAATTGGAGAAATTATGAACCTTGGGAAAATAAAAAAAGCAGCAAATGACTTCATGGATGCGGATAACCAACAACTTTGTAACTGTGAATTTTACCCCCATGCAGCTGCTTGCACTTGGTGGAATACTAGGGTTGAATTTCTCAAAAACCTTACCCATAGTGATGTGCTTGCAATGATTGAGGTTATTGAGGCCTCAATAAATATTTTAGACAGTAGAAATCAGCCAGCATTTCACGCAAATATTAACATATGCACGGAAGCTTTAAACAAATTGGAGAAACTATGAATTTAACGATAATAATGGGCCACTTAGGCAAAGATCCAGAGCTAAGATACACCCAAAGCCAAACACCGGTGACATCATTTAGTGTGGCGGTAGGTGAGAAGCATAAAAACGCTCAGGGTGAGATGATCGAATCAACAGAATGGTTCGAGGTTGTCGCTTGGAAAGCTCAGGCCGAGAATTGTGCTAAGTATCTTCAAAAAGGAGCGCAGGTTTTAGTTGAGGGGAAAATGAAAACTAGAACTTGGGAAGATCAACAAGGTGCGAAAAGATACAATACGGAGCTTATAGCGCATAATGTTACATTTTTGAGTAGAAATACCCAAAGTGATAATAATCAATCTGATGGGTATAATTACCAACAAGATGGATATCAAGAGCCTAGCGTGGACGATGTACCTTTTTAATTAATCTCACGCTCTGCTAGGGCAATGCATTTTTCTAGCAGAGCAATTTTTTCCTCATGCTTTATTTTCCTAAGCAGTGACCTCAAATGACTCAACAGGCTCACCACATCTTCAATTTTTGGATCAAAGCGATATTTCTCTAAATCTTCAGACATGATGACCTCTAGATTTATGCGTTCTCATCTTCTGCTAGTTCGATCAATTTTTCTAGCAGCACAACCTTCTCGCTTGGCTCCATGTCTTCTAGTGTTCTGATTAAATAACTTTGTAAATTATCTGACATTTCAACATCAGGATCGACCTGAAAATTGTTGTAGTATGTTCTTTCGCCCATTTGGTGTAGTGCTCCATGTTGATCAGCTGTTAATGGGATACACCTATAATCACTAGGCTTTAATCCCATGCCCCCGCCTTGACCAATCCTCACATGATGAGCAACAACATTCCAATCATCGCCCGTAGCACAACATGTGAGGCTTCTGATGTATTCGAGGTATTTCTTATTTCTATATGTCAATTTTTTCATAGTTTGCCTCAAATGTAAAATAGCACCCTAAAAATTAATTCAGGATGCTAAATGAACTGGGGTTATACTATACAGTTATTTGATTTCTACCTCTAGGTAAAATCATAACCCTGACAGTTTTCCCTAGCCTTGTGTACGTTTCATCAACAACTCTAGTTGGGTGAGAGTGGCCTAAGATAACCACATCACAACCCTTAGCCTTAGCTAGTTCCCAACACCTATCCAATGTCTCCATCTTTAGGGTGACAGGCTTTACTAACCTAGCTTTATTAAACCACATGCTGGCTCTTCTTTTCCATTTACCAGAACCGTGGCGCTTGTTTGCCCACTTAATATTCTTTGCCATTGCCCACATTTGAACATGTCCATGCATGAATAAAACATTTTGGTCGATATGATAATCTATCAGTGATCTTTTTGAGCATTCATGATTCCCGTGATTGTATCTATCACCAGCAAAATTCTCTAAATCTTGTTGTCTCTTCTTAATGAGAGGCAATTCTTTTCTTAAGGCACCAGAAATATCAAAAATATCTCCATTGTAGATAGCCCCTCTTTCAAGCTCCATACTCATCTCGTACAAAGCGCCTACATGAATATCATTGTATACTATAAAATCCCTTCTCATTCTCATCCTCCTATGGTGCCGTTATTACTTTTTTTCTACTTGATGCCTTTGATGCTTTTTCACCACCAAATTGAACACCATGATAAACTATCCAAGCTCTAAATCTACCCATGCCATCTTCAATACAATGTTCTCTGAGTATTTTATCAGCTACAGCCCTAAATTTCCCACGATTTAAATGATCGTATCTCATTAATTGGTAAAGAACATCATGCACCAATGACCCACGCATAAAGTTCTTTGTGTCAATCGTTGGGCCACTTGGTCCATCCCAGCAGTATCCCCTTTTTATTTCAAGCAGGCCGCTTGGGTTTAGATGTATATAGTCTGTAACAATGTTTTTAGGTTGCTTGAGATCTATCATCACAAAATATGATCCATGTAGTTGGTATTTATACCCACCTTTGTACTCAATTGTTTTCATAGCTGCCCCTTAAGATAGTGCTACCCCAAGCAATTATGAGGTAGCACAAAGAGAGAAAATGAGAATCGCTTTATTTTATCATATTTGGCCATCGGTATGATAGCAGGCGCTTTTTTGAATATGGTGAGACATTGACAGCATCGCCCTGATTACCACCAAGAACCAATATTTTGCCGCCTCTTTCTCCTGCGTAAAATCCAACGTGGCCTTTGCCTGATCTTTTTGAGCCGCGATAAAACACAACTATGCAGCCAAGCCTAGGCTCATCTAATTCAACCCCCCAATGCTCATAGCTTCTAGCTCTAGCTGATCTTGTGCTATTGATTTTACACGATTCTAGCATGGAGCTTACAAACGATGCGCACCATGGCACCGAGTCTTTTGTTGCATGTAAGCTTGTAGCCCTGTGGTACTCAACTATCCTTGGGTTGTTGAGTGGACCGATAGCCTCCTTTACTCCGATCTCATCCCTAGCTAATTCAAACCACATTGGCTTTGTCTCATCTGCTGGGATTTCTATCGGAACCGTTGGGGCTCTTTCCTTCTTTCTTTTTTTATTAAACAAACCCTTGAACCAACTAGATAAACTCATTTGATACCCTCTTTAAAATTGGTTATAATCATTCCATGGAAAAAATCATAAGTGAAATCTTCAAAGAAAAACACATCGGCACAACCCTTGTTGCTGTGATCACTTACTTCATTATGCAAATGTCTGGATCTTTGGATAGTATTCAAAAAGACCTCAGAGATTTGGGACAAAATCAATTGCTCTACAAACAAGAGGTAGACATGAACCAACGTCGTAATGAGCGTAGGCTCGATACCCTTGAATCATCTGGTAAGATAATCTATAGCAAATAATCTGTCCGATGCCTGCATGATGTCCTTGTGCTTACCGCCCGCATAGTCATCGATATCAGGCGCTAAACATGCATCAAATGCCCTTTTAACACTCCCACCGAATCTTGCATATACAGCAGCATATAGAGGGTTATGAGGCTTTCTATCACTATGTTCTTTAAGTCTCTCAAAAGCTCTATAAGGAATTTTACCATACATCTCTCCATATAATGCGATTACTAGCACCATCAAATGCGCTTGATAGCCGTCTAATCCCTCGGTGTAGATATACCTCACCCTTTTGTACCAAGGATAATCTCTGTTTTTTGCCGCAAATCTAACTTGATCTAATAGGCTAGCAAATTGTGGTGTGTAAAAAATTCGGCTATAAACACCATCGCCCATTCTGCCTTTATGCTTTTGGCAATAAGAAAAATGCTCATTCAAAGCCTTATGGTTTTTAGCTCGATAACACCACCACATTAAGCCTAGACCCATATCCCTAGACCAAGTTGATTTTGACTCATTTGTTGATAGGCAATCATTCTTAGGTCTCCTGTTGAATCTACCTTTTATGCCCTTAACTTGAGCCGCGAAAATTGTGGCCTTTTCTTTTGTAATAGCTCCATACAAGCCCTGATAGAGCATGGCATCACAATCATCTAAAATCCAACCGTTGATATCTCTTTTTTCATCGAGAAATATCCTGATTCTTTTTAACTCTTTGGCTAAAGACGGATGGTGAAAAGATTTCCTTTTCTTCACATCTCTTTTTAGTTCTGATTTTAGTTTTTTTAGCCAGCTCATAAGGCTCCTTAAGGGAGTGTTACTTTAGTAGTTAATTCAGTTATTGTCATGAATACAGATCTATTATCTCCAGAAAAAGTAACTGCTTTATTACCTCTAATGCCAAATTCTATATAATCATTAGTATTTAGTTTAAAGACACCTACTCCATCTATATCTGCTATATACGTTGTAGCTGAATTAGCTGTATGTGATCCTAGAATCCTAGTATTTCCAATACTAGTTGAATTGATTCTGGCTTCTGCAGAAAAAGAACTTCCTACCCCATATAATTGAGATGCAAAAGTCCCTCGAAAGGTAAACATATAAATTCCATCTCTAGGAGCAGTGAATCTACCAGTTGCACCATTATAAGCTGCACCTGCTTGTTCGTTTACTCCACCGCTATCTTCCATTACTATAGGGGTAAACACATAACCAGCAGGAAACGATTGTGCTGTATTTGATGATACTCGTATATCCAAAGAAGTATCCGATTTAACCAACCCAGCATTATCAGCAGTAGCAAGGCCGAAGCCTACAGCCTCGCCTGCTGAGTAGTCTGATACCCTCTTGCCTGAGAATTGGGTTGACCCCGCACCATTAAATATATCAGTAGCTACAGACTCATAGTGCCTAAACTTGACTGAGACTGTGTCGCCCTTCACAAACTCGCCCAGATAAGACACGGACTGGGTTGGTTGAAATGCAGTATCAAAATCATCGCCCTCATAAATCAATAATGTTACATCGTTCTTATACAGAAATATTCTTGCTCCATTACTTGTAGTGAATGCTGTATCATTCCATAGCCCCCTAGCCGTAAACTCATACCACCCATTTGCTGGAATGGTATAAAACTCACCATCAAAAGACCCTCCTCCTGATATAGACGCTGCATTCCAATTATCGATTTCAGTAATACCGCCCCCGCTAGGTATGCTCTTGTTTGCTATTAGGCCATCAGAAATAAACCTAGCATTAGCATAAACAACGCTATCATTGATTAGATTTGTTGTGCCAGTGCCTATCCATTCGGTTACTTTAAAAGCTACGTTTGTAAACCAAGTTGTTTTAAAATCCGAAGACGTTACACTACCAAATGCAGTACCCAAAATAGCAGCGGTACCAGCAACATTTTCTGGGTAAAATTGAAGGTTCCCAGAGTTTGAGTAAATTGCATAGGTGTAGGTTATTCCCGATACTGGCTGGGCTCTTACATGACTTATTTGATTATGGACAGGCGACACATCTTCAGTAAACGATAGTGTTAGAGCACTTGCGTCAGTTCCGGTACCAACATAATCTACCTTACCATTTATAACTAAATATTCTCCAACCCTCTGGTAGGTTAAAGCTGGGGTTATCGTTAAGCCAGTATCATTACTCCAAACAGGAGTTAAGTCTATAGGGCTAACAACCGCACCAGTAGCAACATGATTAGGGCCAATAACAACATTATCAAAATACAAATCATAAGCCGCTGCCGATGTAGTCGAAACGTGAACTATCAAACGATAATTTAAAGAAGAAATATCAGCAGGAGAATACGTTGCCCTAAAAGGTATGGACCCTGCATTATCTTTGTCGTACCCAGTCACTTCTTTTACATTTGGAGTTATCAGAGTAGATGTATCTACATCGTAAATATATACCGTTAAATCAGCAGCAGCATAAGTTCCATCGGTATTGTAATCAAACTCAACCTTTAAGAGCTTTATCGCATCGGCCTTATCTATCGTATAATCATAACTAAAACCTTCTCCTTGATTATTCCCACCAGCTTTTGCAAATTTAAAAGATTTCTCACCACGCAAAACGGTTATTGCTTGCGTAGTTAATTCTGAGATTGGACTACCACCAGTGCCAGCGGTAGGGGTTGATGCTGGGGCCTCTGCATAAACAGCCCAGCCATCTATATTTGTCTCACCGTCAGGGTTTAAGATATAATTTATCTCACCCGCACCAGACCCAGACCCTAACTCGAAAAAGTTAGTTCCATCATGGGAGCCTTTTATTTTACTTGTTGCTGAGTCATATTTTAAGCTTGGGTTATCGGGCAACCCTTGGTTAAATTCAAATGATTTATCTGTAGACGTTCCATCGCCTAAAACAAATATATTCTCGTTAACAGCATAGGCTGCTAGCAAGAAAAATATAGAGAATCCGAATAATACATTTGTAAATTTTTTCATTATGCAGCTACCTTTATCAATCTAATGTTAGTTATTCTTATGTCACCGCTATAATTTCCACCTGTAAGATTTGTTGAGCTATAAGCTACCTGCCCAGTTGTGGCATGAATAGAAAATGTTACCCCTGAAATATCACCAGCGCCTTGAGTAATTGGGCCTAGCCAAACATCACCCTCAAGATCATTTATCAAAACAACCCTAATATTTTGGCTAAACGACTGAGTATCGGTGCGCCTAAAGACTGACACATCAATTATAACCTGATGAATTGATGCTTTTGCAAATATAAACCCCGATATATCGGTATCAGTTTGAGCATTGAGGCAAGATACTTTTAATTTGTTGGTGCCGTAATACCACTCCCACGCTGCACCATTATAAACCCTTAGTGCCTTCTCTGTTGTATTCCAGTAGGCATTGCCAGCAACGGCGGTACCATTTGCAGTAACAAAAGCACCATCGTTAGCATAATTTGCAAATTTATTAGCTATTTTTGCCAGTGTAGATGGTGGTACAACACTTACACCCTCAGCAAATTGTTTTGTAATTACCTCGCCCATTTGGAGCCCCTTATAGTTCGCCTAAATCATTTCCGCTTACCGTAGTTTTCTTATTACTCGATGATATAGAAGTTACAAAAATATTGTTGCCTGTTGTTTTTGGTAAAGATCTCTCAAAAGTCATGTTCCTAGGTTGCCCTACTATTAAATCAAGGTCAATTGAGCTTGTATCAAAAGTGTATTCTGCAAATCTAGTCGATAGTATTTTTAGTATATCACTAGACCTAGATGTCATATCAGTTAAAACATGCTCAAAATCCTTTGATTTACTGACGTTATGCAAATACCTAGCTCTATTAGATGAGACAGTGACGGTCGAATCAGCTACAGCACCAGCAACATCATAGTATTTATTCTTAAATCTTATTTCACTAACGATATCTTTGTATTCTATCTTTATGCTAAACGAACCAATTATGTTGATGCTATCTCTTTCATCTGTTGATGATTGTACGGATATTTTGTCGTAGATAAAATTACTTGAGTTTTGGGTTAATGCAAGATATCCAAAAGTTGACTCGAATATTTTTTCGATATAACTAGAGTAATTTCTGTAATCCGTTTCTTCCAATGATGGAATACTAAAAGACACATCGGACGTAGTTGAACCCGTAGTTGTTGTTACGCCGGTAGCGAGTTCGACAATCGTTTTCACCACATTTGTATCACTTGAGTCAGCCGATTCATTCTCTGTGGCTCTGAATGAAATGCTATGAAGCGATGGATCAACGGCAGTGGTCATGTTTAATGAGCCAGCAATACCAACGTCGAGCCTAACGTACATTATCTCATTACCACTTGTCATAGTGGAAAAGAATACTTCAAAATCTCTGTAGTAATTTGGAAAATATCTATTGCCTTGATTGTCTGTAATTACTAATGCAGGCCCTTTGTTTGTGTGGAATGTTGCACCAATAAAATTATCATTTGTCCCAGAAGCATAATTATTACCATTATTTCTAGTGATCATACCCATGAAACCACTAGCATCAGAAGTCATAACCAAAACATAATAATCCGTGGCTGATCTTGTGACTCTAAAGCTATCACCAACTTTGATATTATGACCTGTTGTCGCTACAAAAATTGGTGATGTACTTAATCCATTGCCTTCAATGCGTTCTGGTGACCCGCCGCTATCATTGACATAAGCCGTGGTCATTGTTCCAAAATCAAGAGTTTTATACCCAAGTGAAGACGTTCTGCATAACATCCAATAATCATTCCTACTGGCTGGACCGAAAGAATAGTCAAAACATGCAGATCTAAAGCATTTACTTTCATCAATTGTGTGTGTTCTGCCCTTTAGGTAGCTGCCTACGCTGTTGTTGTATTGTAGTGTTTTTGATTCAACAAAACCAAAAGGAGAATTATTGAATATATAAGGCAACGGCCTACCATCATCATCAGGATACAAATCAGCCAACCATGTCTTATTGAAAAAAGCCCTATCAGTATCATCTCTCATGTACGCAGGCTCAAACAATGACTCGAACTTACTATTTACTGAAAAATCTACAGTGTTTTCTCCGATACTAAGCCCAACAATATTACCTGAATATTTTAGATTTATCTCACCGTTAACTTCAGACCATACAAATACTGGCTGCCTATTAAATGAATCATTTATTTTACACAGATTAAGCAGCTCGTCTTCATGGTCCGATAATTTTATGGATATAGATGATAATGACAATTGGCCATGGAATACGTTCTTTATAGATTCTCTTATTTTAGGATCATTTAGCATGTATGATTTAAATAAAACCTTGGTCCCTGATGGTGCGGTCGGATCAGGGTAATAATAATCTTGGATACCATTTGTGTAGAATAGGCCATGATTGAGAATAATTATATTTGTGCTTACATTTGGTATCGTCGGTGAATTTAAATAAACAAAACCAGCGTCATAATACCAATAATCTATAGTGTCTGTTGCTGTAGCTGAGTAGGTTAACGTATTTCCATGCCTAACAATAGAAGCTACATAAATATAATCATTAGGTACCCTGCACTTAACGCCACCAGCTATAATGCCAACAACATCAGCCGTAAGGCTTAAATCGGTACTATTATCTATTCTTACAAGATAATTTCTCTCGGATGATGGTTTTGCGATTTCATCAGAATAGGTCATTATTTATATCCAAATATTTGCATTGCCACAGGAGCGCCACCAGTTGTGTTGAATGAATTAAAGCTAACAGGCCAATCGAGCCCAAGCCCTAGGTAGAAATTTAGAGCATCTCTTGTGTAATTGAGTGTTTCGATCTCTGCATATACAGCCTCATTGCTATCAATGCCGACCCTATTAAAATCAAGCTTAACCCAGCCTATCCAATCTGTTGTCAATCCGTCGATATTAGATATAGAAGCCCAATCACTACTAGCAAAACTAGATTCATATCTATCTGTCGAATAAAGGTTAATCCTAATTTTTTCATTTCCTGCTGGGGTACCTGTATTATTTAAGGTTAGTTTTATATTAGATAGCTGCATACTATTGGCCAAACTAAAGGCCCCTAGTGCTTGCTTTACGCCCGTCTCTATGACTATAAAATCTTGAATATCAGCAAATTGCTCAAACGACATTAAAGCACCTCTTTAACTGCAAAGCTAACATTGAATCTTGTAAGGAATAGCTGTTGAAAGGTCGGGGCTTTCCCATCCCATCTTACAAGCCTTGTCATGTCATTTAACCTTGATGTTATGCATAATTTTGGATCAACCGACAAATAGAATGGTTCTGATATTCCAACCCTATCGAATATTGTTTCTATTTCTAGGCGTTCTGTCTCTGTTAATTGTATTACAGACATATTTGAGTAGGTAAAATATTTTGTTTTTAGATCAAAATACTCTTGGCCGCCTATGGATGTTTGTCTTTTTGTTGGATCAACTATTGATTTTGAAAAGCCACGCTGTACGTTTGTGGTGCTCATAGTCCTATGGTCACCTAGATAAATATGACTTATGGGCAATCCTGTCTCATTCAATGGGTTTTCATTGTCAATGAGAGTGAACAGCCAGAACCTATAATTTGTATCCTCAGCATCCATAACATGAAATAAGCCATCCTCTGTTGTGGTCATTAATTCATCTAAGGGCGGTGATGTAAAATCATCAATATTATTGGCTTGTAATCGATAGGTTCCCGATTGGGTGAGTGGGAAATCTTTACCAGCTTTATAAATACCAGCAAAAAAGGTGCAGCTAACAGAAGTACCAAAATCCCATTTAACAAATTCTTTTTCATGCCATCTTTTTGCATCTGCTTTGCCTGCTGTTATATCTGTTGATCCTGTGAATCCTATTAAATTCCATATTGAGTTTATTGTTTGAGACACCCTCAATATCCCAGTGCCCGATGATCTCTCTATTTTTATGTAGCCAGAATATGATACATATGAAGACATCCAATTTGATGACACTGAATTAAGAGCAGTCATAATAGCTGCAACAAATACTGTTCTGTCTGTGTACTCGGCTATTGGTATATTTACAGATTTATCAGCCCCATCATTGAAATATATAACTTGATTTGATGCTGTCACATTGAAATACCCAGTTTGTAACCAATATGTCTGTCTGATTTTGCTTTGGGTATTTGTAAATGGATATAATGTATCTTCAGATGAAAACGAGCCAAGCGTATCCTCAGCCCTATTGTTTATCATGAATCTTATTCTGTGATTAGCCTCAGCCATTACGCGAGCCTCGCATTTTGTCGATTTAGGTTAAGGATTGCATCAGCTAGAACCTGCCCATCCATTTCAATGGAAGCATTGACTACCTGCCCGCCTTGTAGAGCATTGAGTATTTGGAGCAATAGATTTTCTGCTGCTCCTCCTTGAGAATTTTGCTGATCTATAAATGAATTGAGTTTATCGGTTGTACTTGTTGTTATTACCGCCTCACCACTAGTTAACCTTGCTGGGAATGTATCGTTAGGAAAACCTTGAGGGACATCCATCCCATCGGCAGCCCCGAAAGCAGAGATAAAATCTTTTCCAGCCTCGACGATTTTCCCACCGCCTTTTGACACAGCGGTTTCTATATCCAAGGTATCATTTATTTTGTCTATAACCTTATTGAACCCATCAATAATACCTTGGAATGGCTCTAGTAATAAATTAAAGAAGATCTTAAATTCATTGCCTATGGCCTTTATTTTTTCAGAAAAGTAATCGGCCCCAACGCCCATAGAATTCTTAATATCAATAGATGCCAATCCCATATTTGTTTTAAAATTACTCAGTATCCCGTTGAAAGCCTCTACCATGGATTGAGCGAAGGCAGGGATCGCATTGGTAACTAATGATCTACCGACAGATATAGCTACCCTTGTCCATAAGGAAGGGTCTGACAGTGGAATAATAATCTTATCTATATTCTCAGCAAGCGCATCGATAAGAACGGGAGCCGATTCAACCAAGGTATCAATTACCACTGGGATCGCATCAATGAACTCCTCAATCATCTTTCTTGTTTGTTCTGGGCCTTGGGCAAGCAAATCGAATATCGGACCGGCAGCAGCACCAGCAGGGCCGAATGCAGCTGTTGCGGCAGCGACCGCACCTTGTTTAATAAGGTCATTAGCTCCCTTTGCTCCTGTTGTAAATGCTGTTGCAGCCGATGTTACGGTTTTACCAAACTCAGCAGCCGCCTTTTGCTCAATAACTAGAGCCTTCTTTTGATCTTCTTCCTCGAGCTTTATTTTAACTAATCTCTCTTTTAAAAGATCAGCCGATATTTGAGGACCAAGAGCCGCCTCACCTGACAATGCTTTTTGAGCAGCCGCTTGTTTGTTTAATGCCTCTATCGCTTTATTTGATGACTCAACCTGAGTATCACCAACCTTTAATATATCATCCGTTAACTGTTGGGTTGTCTCTATAACAAAATCAAGCCCAGTGTTGACACCAGCAAAAGATTCCTCAATCGAGGTACCTGATTCAAGGGCCGCGTCTCTAAAGGATCGCATCCCTTCTTTTAGCTCTTCTGTTTTATTTTTACCTATCGACCCAACAAGACTAGCGCCAAGACTATCTAGCTTTGTTTCAACAGATTCTACATCAAAACCCATTGCCTTAAATGCTTCAGAGGCAAAAGGAATCTCTTGCAGGCCTTCAATTATGCCACTGACAACGGCCAATACTGTTGAGCCAAGAGCCCTGAAGACATCAGTTATCCCATTTATTGCTGTCTCTGCTGCTGAAAATTCAAGGATTCCTAGGATTAATTCAGCTATAGCAAGCTTTACGGTAGATGATGCTAGCGCGATACCCTCAAAGCCGCTTAATATAAATTTGAAGCCTTTGAGTAATGTCGGAATGGATGAAATTAGTGCTCTAATACCCTTATTGATAAATGATATTATCGCTTCTCTGTTGTCACTAATAACAGAAATAACCTTTGTCATTGCCTTTGAAAATAGGCCAATACTTTGCGTTACTAGAGAATTTTTTGTAACAAGAAAGCCAAGCTCCTCTTGAAAATCACCAACTAAGTTTTGGCTTTGGATAAGAGCGCCCGAGAATGTTTGAGTAATTGATTCTGCTGCGCCCCCAAATTGCTTAGAAATGATGGCAATAGCGTCACCTGATTTGAGTTGTTCAGCAGTAAGATTTTTTAAGGCAGGTACTTGTTTTGATAAAAGACCGGTTACGCCCGATAATGTACCACCTAAATTTCTAACTGATGTTTCTAGGGTTTGCCCTGTTGCTGCTGATAAATCCAATGCAGCCTTAACCAATTCTTTAGCTTGATCGTTACTAGCTCCGAATGATTTAGCTAGAGCAATTTGCTCAAGTATGGCCTCATCGCCTGTTGTTGTTACAGCCTGCAATGATGCTGCATAGTCTTGCATATCCTTACTAGCCTCTTCTGAAAACTCACCAGAAAGAGCTAGGGCCGTATTCATCGCCTTGATAGCATCCTCTTGGATTGCTGCCGCGGCTGTGACATCTTGTATACCACTCAGTAATTTACCAGTAGCAAAGGCACCAACAGCTGCAACAGCTGCCGTACCCATTAAACTAAAATTACTCGATATTGCTTTGATTTGATTTTGGGTTGATTTGGCAAATGTCTTCATTGCCTTAGCAGCGGCTTTAACTTCTAGATTTAGACCAACATCAATTACAGCCATCTTCTCACCCTTTTTGCTTCTTGCGATTTTCTAATTTTATAATTTCTTGATCAATCATAAAAAAAGCTTCTGCCGTATCTGCGTCAAGATTATTTATATCATCATGAAAACCTAATTTGCAAAGCGTCTTCCTTACATTGTATTGGTGTAGATATGACCATGTTTCATTTTGATACGCATGGCCACCAAAAGCAGACCTTACTTGTTGTCCAAGGGCTGCTCTAAACCGTTTCCCAACGTAACACCACCAATTTGAAATTTTGCCATTTCCATAGCAACCTTTACACCCTCTTGGTAGTTCATTAGTTCGCTAAATGATTTTATATGCTTGTCAAATTTGACAACCTTTAAATCAACGGATTCACAACATCCATCAGCTAGTTCCATCATGTAATTTTCTGCATCGTCACCCTTAAGGTCGACAACCTTATTTCTTATAGCTTGTCTTTCTTTCCAATGTGGCAAAGTCACAACTATAGCCCCGTCAAAATAAAGATTCCCATCCTTATCCTTTAGTTCTGGACTATAATTGTGCGTGTTTAAAATTTTCTCATTTGATTCCATTTTTCTCTCTCCTGCTAAATGTTAAACTTGTCCGTAATAAAACTCACCTTGTCCATTTGAGTCAACATAGGGCTTTAACTCTAGGGTAAGTTGAGCTTGTCCATCAAGATTATCAATCTTAATACTTGATATGGTCATTGTCGGGCTAAAGAATCCTACTGTTTTACCAGCGACCCAGTTACCACCGACCTTAAGGCCATGAGTAGATTGATATTTGATATTATCATTCTTCCTAAATCTTCTCATTTTATCAGCATCATACTTTTGAAGTAATGAACTCATTGATATTGTGATACCCCTAGCATTAAATAGTGAGCCCGAAACACCTGACTCAGCACAAATATCTTGTTGGCTTGCCTTGGTGTTGTCATACGAGATAGTTATGGTTGATGGGCTAAAGCATGTTGTGTCGCTAGCATCACCTAACATAACTTCATGGCCTTTAGCGGCTAGAGGCTCAGCATCATCAAATGTTGCGTCTTGTGGGCTTGAATAATCTTGCGCGTTGTCGGATGTGTATGATGTTGCTCCTGTGTCATCGGCAGCTACTAAGAAGCCAATTGTTGATCCGATTGAATTTACTGCATTCGCGCCAGTGCTCCAAAGAAGGCTGAAAGTTCCACCATCACTTGTAAAGGTGAATTTTCCAGTAGCATCATCATATCCAAGGGTAATTGTGTCAGTTGATTGCCCATCACAAGCAGCCGCGACAGCCTCAGCTAGAGCATGGATATCTTTGTATGTCTTCTCAGCTATACTAGCAACCTGAACGCCACCGTCATTAAAATCGATGTATTTATTTGTCGCTGTAATTGTGATCGGATCAAAGTAATAAGATAATCCTTCAAGACTATAGCTTGCATTAATTAATTGCCCTGCTGATATATCAAATGATGCGCTAACAACCCTTGAGCCACTCATCATTTGAATAGCGCCTTGGTCCCCGATGTAGTGCCAAATCGCTAGGGTCGGGTGATTCTCGTTAACTGGCAAATACGTGACACCAAGCCCCAAGTTAACTAAAGCCGCAGGCGGATTAGCTACATCGAAGCCCATAGTTAAGGCATCGGTTGAGACTGACTCAATAAATCTTGCTGAATATCCATTTGTTGGGTCTTTCAGAAGGACCATATGACCGCGAGCAAATTCTAAACCTTCTGAGGCATCAACATTCAATACGGATGTTGTTGATCCTGCTACAGTATCGCGCTCTGTTCCTCTAATATGCTCAGAGCCAAACATAGCCTTAGGTAAAAGGTTGTAGTTTGGTGCTTGTCCCTCAACAGCGGAGCCCCTAACGTAGTGAGAGAATCCAGCGGTTGGGCTTTCGGCTCCTGCTATTGGTTTTGATGCCCCAATAGAACTTGCTGCCTCAGCATTTTCTAAGCTTTCTACAGCTGGGTCCATGGTGAAATCGTCTTGTAGTTTTATGTAATCAGTCGATGCTGTTGGTACTACGGGGGTACCTTCTGTGGTTTCTTCCATTATAGCCAGTGCGCTTGATCTTGTTGCTATGTTTGTCATATCGAATCCTTTATAGAGTGTCTCTGTACCTGACTGTTATTGTTGCTGTTGCTGCTATGAAATTATCCTTGTCATTAACCACCTTGAAAATACCGGTATCGCCGTTGAAATCAGTATCAATAGTACCATCGTTTAATGTTTCTTCTAGGAGGAAATCTGATGTTATTATAGCTAAATCCTCCAATATTTGTAATGCCACAACGTCTTTTTTTGGCCCATCGTTTTCTTTTGCGAAAAATTGCCGCGTTATATGAATATCAAAATCTCTTGTAGTTGTTCTGTTGCAGCCTTTTGCTAGTATCCCCTCATTAACAGGATCACCTGAAAGTAATGCTATCCCGTAGCCTTTTCTTAAAAATAATTCTGTATTCTTCTCTAGGTCATATGGGTCCGATAATCTTTTGTGATTTGGATGTAATATCTCTATCCTAGAGTGCATGGCATTAAATGCCTCAGTAATTTTACTCATCTTCTCACCAGCGTTATAGTTGGCCTTCTCTCACAATCATCGACACGCCCGTCTTCACTTCTATCGATTGGAGAAAATGAAAGATTAAGGGCCTTGAAAAATGAACCCTCTGCCTTCTTTAGTTCGTTTTCGTAATCATCGCCCATTACATTGTATATGATGGATGCTGTTTTATGTGTAGATGCTAACGCAAAAGCCTCATGGTCTAGGGCCTGATTTGGGTGCCATAATTGTTTTTTACGCCTAAGCTCCATAAAAATATCTTCTGCCGCGGCTATGTGCTGCTCATCCCAACCAGTTTTGCCGGTTTGATATGCATCTATAATATCAGGATTAAGTAAATCGTTGTACCGACCTTGTAAATCATCATCTCTTGAGAATTTTTGACCGACATATTTAACACTTGTGGTTGGCAGGAAATCACCAGTAAATGAAATCCTAGCCCAATAAAAATCATAGATCTTCAATGATGATAGTGCTGCTATATCCTCGGTTGTTGATTCAATACCCCATGATTCATTGCGGTCTAACGTCCATCTAATGTACCCAGAACGTGCAAATGATTTGCCACTAGCCTCAGTTAAATCCATGACATCAACAGCATCATTCCAAGAGTTACCGCCCCAGATTTGGATCTTATCTATCGTAGATGCTTGGGTGTTCACAGTATCAAGTTCAAAATATCTACTGTTAAATGGCAGATCCGACCCTATGTATAAATAATCTTCAGTCGCAACGAGATCAACCGTGGAAGATTCTGAGTTGTATCGATTCACAACGCTTGTCATGTCTTTCATGGTAGTGTTGTCACCATGAAATATTCTTTGCCTAGTAATCATTACCAATCTTCCCCCTGCTCACCCTTTAATGGGTCAACATCAACAATATCAACATAGTTAAATACATTAATTAAAAATTTAACATCGACTGCACTTGCATTTTCATATTTAAACCTAAAGCGCATGCCAACAACCGGATGCGCAGGAAATAATATAATTTCTTCTCTTGTTTTTGGAGAAACCCCCCAATTTTTACCAAATTTTTTGAACCTAAGCCATGCTGTGCCTGCCCAATACTCTATAATAAAACCTATCTTATCCCCAACGTCTGCTTGATCACTATAAAATGATATTCCATTGAAAAGCATGGCCCTAGGTATATTAAAATGATGGTCTGATGTAGCATTAGCAGGAGCGATAAATATCCCGCCACCCTCTAATGTCGGGTCTAATGCTGGGTTAGTGAAATTCATAGTCATTACAAATACTCCCTATATAGCCCACTAAACATTAAATTTGCAGCGCCTGAAATCGACCTAACTACAATTATGATAGAATCGGCTATAGAATCTAAATCAGCCCCTAGCCACACATCACCAGTGGAAGTAACATCAAACTCAAGGTTACCACTGCCGGCCTTTACGACATCAACAAAGCCAGAGGCTAATATTGAGCCCCCAGAGAAAGAAGTAGGTGTATTTGACAAAAGATCAACAACGCCCTCTGCTGCTGATGCCCATGTAGCGCCTACAAGTGTAGGGTTATATATTAATTTATAATATATTTGGTTATTGCCGGATGTAGGATTTAATGAAAAACTAATAGCTTTAACAGATGAAAAGTTAACAAAGCTAGATTTTATTTTCATGCCCGCTACTACTTTTTCGGTGGCGGTTATGGGGATAGGGGAAAAACCTGTGTCCATGCTTCTCACTACACCGTGGTGCAAGATATTTCCTTCTGATTGAACACCTGCACATGTCATGAACATATCAGATGCGCTTGCTGTAATTGCTGTATTTTCTATTTCACATCTTATCGAAGAAAAGCCAGAATACATATATGGTTGGGATTCTAGGCCGGAAAAATCCATCTGATGAATAAGAATTTTTCTCATTCCAATGTGCATATAATACCTTACGCCCAATGAGCCAAGCCAACCAAAATCCATTGTAAAAACAAATTGTTTTGTTAGGTTGGCCGTTAGCCCGCTTGGGCCTGTCCCATCCAACTTGTCTTTATTCCAAGATGATTGATTAACTACAGTATCAACTACAGAACCACCAACAGAAGATCTTTTAACAACGCTAAAGGTAGTGCCGTCCATCTGAAAAAATAAACCATCGGTGTCGGTAAAATAACCATATCGCTGCCTCAAGCCTGTTTTTCCAGCTGAAAACCTGCCAGTTATATAAATATGCTGTGAATTGCTTTTGAAATAATGAATCTTTCGCCTAGTAGCTATTACGGCCTTGTCACCTGATGCCATACCCACAGATAATTTAAATGATGGCTCATTAGCTGCTATTCCGCTAGTCCCACCACCAACATTTTTAGTGGCCAAATACCTAACAGTGTCCATAGTACCATTAGCGTCTAGCTCAAGTATTGTGTTTGGGCCTGATATTCTTAACCTACCAAATGCATCATATCTTAACTCGCTCATATCAACCACGGCTGGGTTGCCTTGGCCATGATCCATTTTAGCATCAACAGCAAGGCGTTCTACACCATCATCATCGACAGACGATATTTCTTTAGGCGACCCGCCCCTAATACCTTTTACAACAATGTCGTCGCCTTCTGATGTGTTAATTGGCATCTTAAACCTTTTTGATTGGTTGCTTTAATGGCTTAGGTTTTGGCCTACTCTTAGGTTTTAAAGACTCTTCAAATCTAGCCTCTAAACCATCAAACCAAACTCGGAGCGATGCGGCTAAAATAACCGCATCACCCTTTAGTTCAACTACTGAGCCATCAATTATACTTTTGAATGCTCTGTATTTATTCAAATCAACTTCATTAATCTGCATACTCTGCAACCCTTAAATCTGCTGTACCTGATGCTGTTATAGCCCAAATATTAGCAGTGGCACCATACTCCATTTCGATAGATGAGCCTTTTGATAATGACATGCCAGTTGATGTTGTCACTGTGTTATCTTCCCCGAGGAAAACATCTTGGTTGCCAACATTTTGAATAATCATTTTAACTCTATTGGCCAGTGGCGTAGCTGCAATTTCTCCGACTGTTGATGTGGCAGATACAGTTGATGTCTTCCAAGAGTCAAGCCCAACAGGAGCCGTTAGCACGTTGATGCTACCATCCCCATTGATGGCTAGGAAGTCTGTACCATCACCAAGCTTTATTGAGTCAGTTGTGTGTACTAGTGCTGGCTGAGAAACGATATCAACCTGCATTTCTGTGCCTGAAACCGCACCAGCGATTGTTGCAAGATCAGCACTATCAACAGTTAGTGAGTTACCACCATCATTGATTGACAAATGGCCAGAGCCATCAATCAATAGATCATTTGTGCCATCTGAAATTTTTACAGAATGCAAACTCGCATTCAATGTGTCTAATGTAATAGCCATGTTAAGCCCCTATAATAAAATTAATGGAAAGTTATTACCTCTATTATATCGTTTGATTTATCCGATTGGAAATATAATGTTTGGGAATTGTATGTGTGATTATCTTCATAGCTTGAGCCAGCTGGAATATTGATGTATACCGTGCCTGACTCACCTGATGTGTATGATATTTTCATATTACCATACAACCTAGATCTAATAATAAACCCTTTACAGCCCGATGGTAGAGCTTGGCTTTCCTCTGAGTTTGCTGTTGGTGATGCTACATTATAAATTGTGGTTGTGGTGTCTGATGCAGTTGCGTCAGAAGAAACCCTAAGTTTATACGTATTTTTATCAATGACTATGACTGATTTTCTTAGGATCATCACATCATTATCATCAACCAGTGGCATTATAAATCCTGACTAATAAAATCTTTCACGTTGTCTGGAATAACAAACCAAGCGTACCAACGCTTATTGTCAAAAACAATGTTTTTCAGCTCAACTTTAGACGGCAAACCCGAGACAGCAATGGAAAGATCCAAAGCTGCCTCGGCTGATATATACCGTAGTCTAGTTGAGGCAATCTCAGTCATTAGTCAACCAATACATAATCAAGATAAATCTTAATCTTTCCAGCAGTTAAAGCAGCTGTTGCAATGTTCAAACGAATGAACTCACCAGCTGGGACGATTAAATCAGGCGCTGCCGCTTCTGAAACAACATAATCAGCAACCAAAGACGCGACCGCACCTCTTGCAGCTGCCAAGAAAGCATCAGGATCAGCACTAGAAGCTCCGATTGTCACAACAGCAGAGCCGCCCGATTCACAGAGAGTATCTACCTTGATTTGAGAGAGAGAAAGAAGCATTTTCTTTCCAACTTCCGCTAGATCGATGTTACCGATCACACCACCATCTTCAGAAAAATCATATGTTAAAACTGCGTGGCCTTTTTCACCCGCAAATCCATCAAATTTTTTCATCTTAATTCCTTTAATAAAGAGGTAAGAAAGCCCATTACTGGGCAATCAATATTTTATACGCTTTAGGAAGCTGTAACAACTCTCTTGTTCGATATTTGCTTAACACCGAAAAGAACGTCCATGTTGACACGCTCGGCACGCTTACCATCAACACCAAGGTCATAAACCTTAACATCAGGGTTTTGCTGTACTGCCATTTGCATATAAACAGGATGGAAGAAATGAGAGACATTACCAACTTCAGTGGTCCACTTAAAATTGAATCCCATAATAGGAGTTGTGATAGCTCCCTGAGTAAGTGGGCTACCAGCTGGGATATAATCGCGGCTAGTAAATCCGGTGATATTGAAAAGGTCATTACTTTGAGCTGATCCTACAATCATCTCTCGGCCATTCTCTTCCACATCATCCCCATCCAACAATTCTTTCGCTTCCAAGATATCGGCAAGCGCAAGAGTTGTGCCTGAGTCATAACCGATTTGTCCACTCGCTTGAGGTACAATTTCAGCTATGATGATTTGCTGCATTTTCTTCATGATTGCATGCATTGCAAGATCACGTAATTCGTTACCAGCTTCGATTGTTTGAATCTTAGCTTTTTTGGTAAGGATGTAATCCTTAACAACCTGCTTATTGATGACAAGTTGAGTCTTGCTAGCTGTAACACCATCAGCATCAACACGTTGGTTCTCAAGGATCTCTTCAGCATTATCAAACTGAGGAAATTCATTGATGTTAACGATGTCACCAAGAGCTTGGATTTCATTTTCGTAATCACGCGCTACCGATGCGTTGAAAGGTAATCTTTCAAGTAGCGTTGGAAAAAATTTTGCGCTCCATAACTCAGGCTTGATTCCAGCCAATTGGTTATCGGAAGTCATTATTTGATCAGCCATTTTTTAACCCCTTTGTTGTTGTTCGTTGTATTTTTTAATTAACTCATGATATTCCGCCTGAGTAGCTTTACCGGCCTTAACCTTATCCTCAAGGTCGTTAATCATAGCCGGTGTGATCTTGTCTACTGTATGGCTTGTATTCCCAACCCCTGCATTAAATCTCGGTGGTTGTGCATCCTTAAACGCAAAAGAATACTCTCTTTTAAAATTATCGACAAACGTGTCAACACCCTCAATAAGAAAACGTCCATCGCTTGTTGTTTCAAACTCAAGTGAATCAAGGGCCGCACTAGTCAGAAGCTTTTCAGCATCATCAACAAAACCGGCTTTTTTCAGGGCTGGGAATACTGCTCTATGCTTTTCAGCAAAAACAACATTCTTTGAAACACCTGTTAACCTTTGCTTTGTCTCATTGTGGTTGGCTACCTCTTGCTCATAAAGAGACTTATAGTCTTCCTTGTCCTTGAGTTTGTTAGCTTTCATCTCCTCAACCTGATTTACTAAGGATTCCATTCTGGAAGTTAAGTCACTGACTTGGCCTTTGTACTTGAGCATGTCTTTGACAGCTCTCTCATGATCGGCTTGATTGATTACTTTTGGGTCGTCACTGACGGGTGGTTTATCATCACTGATGATTGTGTTTTCGGTGGACATACGTAATTATCCCTCATTTGGTTAAAAAAATCAAAATATCTTGTTAAGTACCTTTTGGATTGATATTAGAAAATTTCTTTTAACCTGTCTACTGAATGACTCATTTTTAAGCGGGATAATAGGCCGCTTGGGTTGGCCACCCGCTCCCTCTCTGTGTCCCTTCTCCTTGAGTATGCTTTTTTTATCAAAGAACCCGATTGTTATTCTAGGTCTGAAACCAGTGCGTACCCTAGCTTTCAAGTGATTTAAAAAATCTCCTGAGAGAAATAAGTTCACAGGTCTTTTTCTTTTTTGCTTGGCTGGATATACTTTTGGATCTTTATAAGCTGGGAATCTTTTTCCCTTCTCGATTGGGCTTTGTCCCTTTGCTACTCTTATTTTCACCTCCTCAACAACTAAATCACCAACAAATTGGAGTTGTGCTTTATTCATTTTCTTGAGGCTAATTTTCTTTTTAAGCTCTTTTTCTAAAACTTTTTGAATATCCTTTGTTCTACTAGCCATCATCGAACTCCTCGATTATTGCCCTGATGTCTTTGACGATTTGCCTTTTGAATGACTGTCCTTCTTTTGGGATAAATTCTCTAGCTGGTAGGCTTGATTTGCCTGAATGATTATTATGACCATCGGCTTTAGCTGCATCATCACCCTTGATTCTCAATCTCAACTTTGAGCCAACATTAACAACCTCAAGGCTATCGAGCATGTCTCCCGATAACTCCATGTTGGCAAACAATGAGCTGCTATCTTCTGCCTTCAGTTTTTTATACTTGGGTGACAGGCCGCGCTTCCACTTACCACCAGCAACAGGGCTCTTTCCGCCACCAACATGATCAAGGACAGCCTCTAGCACAAAGTCAGCAATTTCAGCCTCAGCGGCTTTGAATCCTGTCCTTGGTCTTTTCTTTTTTGTTAGCTCCCAAGGATCAAACTCAAAGAATATTTCATTTCCCTTGATCGTCATACAATTTCCTTATGGCTTCCTTGTCTTTTTTTATCACTGGCCTAGGCTGGAACCAAGTATCACTAGCTTTGTACAATGGAGGTATGGGCTCACCACGCTTTGTCATATCAGCCAACTCTTGGGGCCTGTTGTTTATCACTTCTTTCTTTTTGAAATCCACGTAAATTACATTACTCATCTTCAATATCCTTATCCTCTGTTTTAATATTGCCGATCATGGCTGAACTAATCTGCTCAACCTTCTCCCTCATGATGTTCGCTAGTTTTTTTGTTGCTTGCTCAGGAGTCATGTCAGGATTATCGATCATAATTAAATCGACCATCTCATTAATACCAAGTTCTTTTCTCTTTTTGAGGTTTTCCAGCTTCTCGGCTTCTGTGATTGTTGCCTTTAATTCGTGGAACCTAGTTGTGACTGGTATGTCTGGGTCAATCGTCCCAATATCGGACATAGCTTTGGTGCCGAAACTTTGATCATTCAGGTAATTAATCCATCTAGTGACAATAAATATATTTCTCTTTTCAACATCACTAAATTGTTCCCTGTTGTCAGATATATCACTTGAAACCTCAGCCATATCAATAACCATAGCTATCCCCGATGGGAATGATTGGCCATCAAGGGACATTTTCACAGAGGATGTACTTAGGTTGTTGGTTGTGAGTAGTAAAGCTATATATTGCTCAATAGATTTTAGCCATTGATCGATCGGAGGTGTGGCACTAACTATCTCAAACTCAGGCTTAGGGTCTTCCTTGGCTGGGTCATACTCCATTATCAAGGCGTTATTCGGCCCGATTGCTAATGTTGCTGGTAAGTTTTTGCCAGTGATGACAGTTTGGCCATAGCCTTGTAGCCTTGCGATGTAGAACATATCAGTAATGATAGTATTTACTAAAATCGATCCCTCTACTAGATCCTCACCACCCTCAGCCCAGAACTCACCGTCTTGATCTTCTGCTATTGTTGTGAAGGGAAGAATCTCAATAGGGTTTGCGCGATCTTCTCTTGGTGTCATCTTTCCATTGATAGCCCCTGACTCACCAGTAACAAAATGATAGTTATCAGACCACCAAGTAAAGGTCATACAATCATCGGCACCAGCATCGGTGTGATGGTCGGCTATAACATTGTCTATCCCATCAGAGCTTGAGGCTATCGGTCCATCGTGTAGCTTTGCATCGCTTTCAGTCCTTGGAGAATGAATAAAATTCGCTGTCTCTGAGAAATCAGAAAGGACAATAACCCTAGCCTTCTCTCTGTCTGTCGCGTCTTCAATAGCATCATATTGCCAAGGAGAAAGGACCATCATTTTTAGCCCAAGCTTTCCATTTTCCATTTCTTCATTCTCGGGAACAAAATAAATTGCACAATTTTTATATAAATCTCTGAACCTATCAGATTTTTTCATCTTGGAATCATAGTCTAGGTAATCAGTGAGGGCAGCTATTTGGATGTCTTTAGTCTCTGATTCTGTCTCTCTTGTCACACCACCAACATAGGCCCTAGCTCTTTTGTCAACCACCTTCTTTAGAATGCTGATATTTGAGGCTCTGTTTTCCATTTGGGCTATTGTTTCATCGAATAACCCTTCCTTTTTTAAGTTTTCAAGGACATATTTTTTTGTCTTATCTTTATATAGGTCATACCTTTTCTTAGCCTCTCTCTTTCTAGCCACGTTTTCTGGGGCCATAATTTCAGCAATAACCTGAGCCCTAAAGCCTTGGTCCAATATCTGATCTTCTGTAAATAATTTCATCTAATGCGCTCCGATCTAGTTGTGTTTTTGCTGCTCTTGTTTTCGGTATGTACCCACATAATCCCATAGCCAGCCGCTGTAGTACAATGCTGATATTCATTATTATCATTTTCTAAAAAATTGCTTCCTTTTTTGAATTGAGTCAATCTAAAACCCTTGTCTAATATTTTACAATCAGAATATACTTTTAATCTTATTTGACCCAAGCTGTTCCTACACACGGAGTTCACAATGTTTTGCCTTGTTCGAATAGGAGGATTGGACCTAGGAACCGCCATTTCGTGAGACAGGGAGAAGCTTTCTCTTGTTCTATATCCGCCCATAAACTTCTCAATTATATCATAGTCTGATTTTAAAGACTTTGTTGAGCGTGCCTTTCCAGTTGCATCCATGTGAATAAAATAATGTGTTTCGTGATCAAGTAATTTTTTATCAGCTACCGCTTGGCACGATTGAAGAGTGGAAGCGCCCTCAATAATTACTTCATCAAAGAAATGAAATATCCCACCAATAACTTGAAAGCAAACCATACTGAGAGGCTTCCCTAGTCCAATGTTGAAATCCCAAGCAAGATGGATCGGGTATTCTTCATTAACAATATGTTTAGCTTTTACAAAATTATTTTCAGTTGAATACGCATGATAGACAGCCTCTGAAGAAATCTCTATCCATTGCCCTTCTAGCATTCTCAAAGCTTGTTTGGGATCTAAGTCAGCTTGGAGCTGGGACAGATACCAGTCGGGTAAAAAATTATTGTCTTTTGTCAGTGAATAATAAACATGTCTTGTTGGTCTTTCGCTTAACATAAAATATTCGTATGCCCACCCTGATGGAGATCCTGGATTAGTAGCTGAAATCATTAGACAATTCTTGATGTGCGGGATGCGGCCTATCCTCATTTTGAACTCATGATAAGCCGCTTGATCTTGCTCATCACCTTCTGTCAGCTCCTCAATGAATGCACCTGAAATATTCAATGATCTAGTTTTTTTGTATTTTCGATCAGACCATGTACGAGAAATGATGCGCGACCCATTCCTAAATCTAATTCGGCATGGGATATCGTATTTCCAATAATCAACACCCTCAATAAAAGTACCTTCAAGGTGTTCGACTATAGTTGTGTAGATTGTTTCTCTTAGATCGGGTAGGGATTTTCTGCCTAGAAGGAATCTAGCGTTGTTGTTCTCAAGGCAGTGGCGCACTATCAAATGTGCGCAAAGCAACGATTTTCCACTTCCTATGCTGCCCGATAATAAGACCTCATGAACCCCAAGGCTGTAATCATACTCATGATACACATCATTGAGAACCTCAACTTGTGATGTGATCCATGTAGGATCAAACTCATCAAATGCAGGGGTGCCGCTTTCCATTAAACACTCGGATAACTAATGATCTTATCTGATAGAGCTTCCTTTTGATCGGCTTCAAATTTTTCTTCGAGGTTTTTAATTCTGTTGCTTTCATCAATCATGGTTTGTTTTTTGATGCCTGAAATAACGCTTTCCTCTGAGTGTTTAAGGACAGCACCAGCAAATAAATCGACAACCTGATGTATTAGTGTTCGGTATTTCTCAACATCCCATTTGATGGAGTAAGCTTTGCGCTCTGCTATTTCAATTTGAGCACAAGCATTATCCAAAACCAACGACAACCTCTCATGGGTTGAGAGGAGCTTATGGATGCTTTCGATATGACCAAACTTAGATTTAATTCTCTCTAAGAAGATTTTCTCGACTGCTTTTTTCATCCCTTTTGCCTTGCTACAGCGTGAACATATGTTGTCCCATCGAATGAGCACCCACCCATTGGCTCCCAGCCTGAGTTGATTTTTTCACTCATTAAGGTGCGCATGTTTTTGACGGATGTTTGAGCTACGATATCGTATTCGAATTCTGGGTTTCTTATCTCAAAATTCACCTCAATATCTTCATCATCCGTGGGCGCTGGGCCTGTTGGTTGTTCAGCTGGCATAACACCACTCGTTTGATTCTCTTCGTTCTCTGTTGGTTGTTCACTCATTACTTTGATTCCTATTGTTAGTTAAAATAATTCTCTCTTTATAGATTAAATACCGTAATCTTCATCCTCTTGATTACCCATGAACTCCTTCATATGCTTCGCGTTGGCTTCTCTATCTGCCTTAATCTTAGCAGGGCTTAAATGCTCAGAGTCAAGATATTCCATCTCATGTTTATGATCATCGTATACCTTCTCATCTTTCTCAGCATCGTACCAAGCTAGCTTTTGAATAGATTTTTTCATTCTACCATTAGGTAATTTTTTATGGACATACTGAAGGGCTGGGCCGCATTCAGCTATGATATTTCCCTCATCATCTTTTGAAATTGTGACCTCATGAAAGTGACCACCAACGGGAGCTGTGTAGGGCATCGCCTTTCCTTGGCTGTTCTTTGAATGAAACATATGAACGTGTTCTAACTTTTCAATCTTTAACACTCCATATTGATAGCTTCTATTTTTAAGCATGTTACTTAATGATGCCTTGAAATGGTGAGCCCAAAATTTAGACGTTCCACGCATAACAATTTTAGGCTTAATTTTTTTCTTTGCCTTTGGTTTTTGATTCTCTTTTTTCCCTGTCTCTTCAGTCATTGTCTAAATCCCTTTTTACTAATTTCTTGTCTGTCATATAAACAAGATTGAATGGTTTATCGGTATCATTACCGTGCTCAACTTTATCTTTTTGCCCTAGGTATTGTTTTCCAAGCCAAATAAGCATAGTATCGGAGCCTTTATTTGCGCGAGCGAATTGCTTGCGGCGGATAGACATTTTGCCGCCAGCCGACTTATGTTTGGAATACTCCTGAAATGTGATTCCGTGGTCTTCTTTGCATTTTTGGGTGAGGGTGTCGATCCCAACGCCTAGGATTGCTGCAATTTCATCTTGGGTACATTGTACTTTGCAACACTGATCAACTTGCTTCCAGTTGATAGTTTTGATAGGGCGGCCCATCTTCTTTTTAGTCTTAGCTTTTTTCTTAATTGTCTTAGCCATTAAAAACCTCCTGTTTATAGTCTTTTACAGAAAAAGCTTTATTTACTTATTAAGATTATGTATTAATCTATTAATTAAATTATATAGTATTAATAAATATTTATCAACGTATTGGAGAAAAAGTGAACATTGATGAACTAACATTAGGTCAAATTAAACAACTTCAAGGGATTATGGGGGAGCCGAAAGCAACTATCGCAGAGAAAAACCCAAACATTGGCAAAAAAGTAATCATCAGAACAGATAGGGCAGGCGTTCATTATGGTACTTTAATATCGAAAAATGGCGGTGAATGCACCATATCTGATGCTATTAGGATTTGGTATTGGGATGGTGCTGCTAGTTTATCTCAGCTCGCTGTTAATGGAACCAAGGAACCAAGTAATTGCAAATTTGCAGTACCAGTCGAATCAAATACTTTACCGTGGATAGAAATTATTCCCTGCACTAAAGAAGCTCAAGATTCTATTGAAGGGGTTAAATCATGGGAACAATAAGTAATGGCGATGGCTCTGGCTATGGCTCTGGCTCTGGCTATGGCTCTGGCTCTGGCTCTGGCTCTGGCTCTGGCTATGGCGATGGCTCTGGCGATGGCTATGGCTCTGGCGATGGCTCTGGCTCTGTCTCTGGCTCTGGCTATGGCTCTGTCTCTGGCGATGGCGATGGCTATGGCTATGGCTCTGGCTCTGGCTCTGGCTCTGGCGATGGCTATGGCTCTGTCTCTGGCTCTGGCTATGGCTCTGTCTCTGGCTCTGGCGATGGCTCTGGCGATGGCTATGGCTATGGCTCTGGCGATGGCTATGGCTCTGGCTAAATAATTCATATCTAAAAAATATTGCACCGGTCTTTATTGGTGCAATAATAAGCAAGGAAATTAATATGGCTGAAAGAATGATTGAGGAACCGAAAGACACCTACAACGATAAACAAACAAGCTTGGATAACATTTCTAGGCTTGCGATTAAGGCTTATAGTAAGGGTGAGGATCATGTGATGTGTATCATGGCCTTGGAACGTGCGGTTAGGAAGCATATGGAGGTGTTTAGTAGATAGAATGAAATATGTCGCATGGTTTATTAAGTGCTTCTTTGGTTTTGGGTCTGTGTATGATGGTAGTATTTGTTGGTTTAGTGTTAAATTTTTTAATGTTCACGATTACAGTATTAAAAAAGGCGGTGACGGGTACCCGAGTCATTTTTATGAATACACATGTTCAAAGTGCAAAAAGAAATTTGGGATATAACATTCTGGTGGCTTTGGCTAGGTCTGAATAAGCCAGTTTATTAGAAGTTAGTGCATTAGGTTACTAGAAGTTAGTGCGGTTTATAAAGGGGGAGAAGATGAAAAGACACGACTTAAAAATAGCGCCTAAATATTTTATGGATGTAGTTAATAGAGTGAAGACGTTTGAGATAAGAAATAACGACCGAGAATTTAAAGTGGGCGATGTTCTTTTTCTTCATGAGTATGTTGATGGAGACTATACCAAAGAAGAGGTTTGTAAAAGGACCGTTACATACATAACAGACTATGCACAAAAAGATGGGTATGTAGTTATGTCAATTGAGTAAATAAACCAGTCTATAAAGGGGAGAAGATGAATAATTATTTCTACAGTATCTGTATAATTCTGTTTTCCTTATTGCATATATTTTTAACATGGTGGGGTAGAAGATGACTAAAGAACAAAAATACCGCAAGGCTTTGGAGACTATTGAAGATAAAATGTTTCGAGATATATCCTCAAATGAAAAGATCGACTCAATATATTCTATTTTAGAACTGGTTTTACAGCCTAGGAAAGATGACTCTTTGATAGACATAAAGATAACGCTAGATGCTGAGACTGTATTGGAAGAAATGATTGGTTGTGATGTGGGTCAAACATACTCTGAGGTTATTTGTAATATGTCATCTAGCTACGCAACACTATTAAAGCAGTTTATGAGCTATAAAGAGAAGATAGCTGATCGATCGGAGTGCTTAAATGGGTAAGGTTTGTCAAAAGCACTGCCTCAGGTATGTTAATTTGTACGGGAATTTATCGTGCGATCACCAAAGAAACATAAACCCAGCACGTTGCGAAGACTTCATTCCTCGCAATGGGAAGATAGCTAGAGAACAAAAATACCGCAAGGCTTTGGAGGCTATTGTTGAAAATCTTGCAAACACACCTCAGTATGATCAGGTAAAATTAGCGTTGAGAATTGCCAGAAGGGCTTTAGAAGATGAATAAACCACTCCCGCAAGTAAACAACAAAGACTATGCAAATGGATACAACAACATTGATTGGGGAAAGAAGAAAATGAATGTTTGTAGTGGGTGTAAATCATATTTCCCATACGGTGAAAACATAGGATATTGCCATTTAGATAATAAGAGCCCTGAGGGAAAATATGATTATAATTATTGCGGTAAATTTGAGGTAAGCAATGCCAAAATGTCCGACAAATAGAAATAGGAGGCATTTGCCATACGGAGCTAGAAAGAAAAGAACTACATACTTAACTTGTGATTGCTGTGAAGGTGATGAGCTTAAAAACAGAAAAGGCAGAGCAAGACAGGAATCCAAGGATATTATAGAAGATGAACTAGAGGAAAAATATGACCAACCACATCCATAAAGAACTAGAGCCAAGAACTAGACATGAAAAGAAATGCCCGAAGTTCCATATCACCGGCTATAGGGCTGAGGATGGTTCAGTGTATGGCATATGCACAAAATGCGGGTCAGGATTAGAAAAGTTTATCCCATTCAAAACAACCAAGGGTAAAAAGGATGGATGATATAGGCGGCAGAATGGCCATAGCTCTAAAGGTTAAGCAGCTAACAAAGGTGATTGTTAAGCTACTAACAAAGGTTGACATATACGAAACCGCACTAACCGAAATAACAAACCGTAAAGATTATGGATCATGGCACGTAGCCAAAAAAGCTCTAAGAGAGGCAAAAGATGTTAAACCACCTAGTTGACGTATACCAAGGCAAAACAACATTCAAAAAGAAACGCTCAAAAGAGTGGTCAAGAGTAAGAAATGAATATTTAGAGCAATACCCAACCTGTGAATGCTGCGGAGGAGATAAGAAGCTTCAAGTACATCACATAGTCCCATTTCATGTAGAGCCAAGCCTTGAACTATTAGAAACAAACCTAATGACCCTATGTACAAGAAAAAAGTATGGTATTAACTGCCATCTGCTCATCGGCCATTTTGGTAACTTCAGAAAATACAACCATGCCCCTGAGTACGATGCTGAAACATGGTTTGAGAAAATACATATGTAAAATCATTAGTCACCGCACCCATACAAAAATCAAGCACTTAGCTCTAGCATGTTCCTTGCAATCCATAAACCAACCAACCAAGAAAGGAACTATCATGAAAATATTAGCCGCACTAGCAATCCTGTCCCTAGTCTCATGCAGCCAAGGAGCGCAGCAAAGTGATGTATTTACCGTATACGATGCCCCACAGTATGAGGGTAATTATGTACTAAACTTCGAATCAAGCTGCTTTGCGACATATGGAAAAGATGGAAGAGAGAGGATAATAGAAGATGCTCTAGG